TAGCGTTAAAGCCAAAGTAAGCAGCCACCACACCAGAGGCAGCAACCACATATACCGTGGCAATATCTGCAATCAATCCCGCAGCGTCACTGTAGCCCATCAGAGAGGCCATCAGAATAGCGAAAGGATACGCCAGCATGCCAGACAGCGCAAACCAAGTCATGCGTCTCTGTGCGTCTCGCTTGGCATCCGCATCTTCCATCTTACGCCGACGATCCTCTAGCATTATTTCGCGTTCGTCTGGGTCTATCTTTCCGTTTCCGTTCAGATCGTATTCGCTCATAGTAGAACTCCGCTATTCGTTTGTTTGACGTGATTATAACGATTTTACCGTTTTTGTCCAAAACAACGTATTTCACCACTTTTCCATATAGACGCCCAAATAATATATGCTGACCACAACGGTGGTAATCGCCAAGACAATACCAGTTGCGACTTGTATCTGTTCAAGCATTTCTTCGCGCCGCTTCTCGGCAGCTTTTTTTGCGGCAGCGCGTTGCTTTCTAGCTTCAGCTTGCCATTGCTGCCAGCGACCCCACTGCCCTGGTCTTGTCTCGCGGATATAATCCTCTAGCTCTTTGCGTTGTTCACGCAGCTTTTCTAATGCTTGGAACTCCTCCCAGTCACCTTCTTCGCCGCCAGCTATAGCGGTCAACGGGCTGTTCTTCTTTTTCTGAAGTGCTTCTTTTACATCTTCTTCTGCGCTGAGAAACTTACCGACAGCACCAATAATACCAGCACCCTCACGGCCCTGATTAATGGCAGTTTTGATAACTTCGTAGGCGGCAGATGCGGCGGCTATGCTTTCAAGGATAGGCATTACACGAGCCTTAGCGTCGCGTCGCAAGATGATTGGATTGGTATCCTGCGTACAAAATCATAGCGGTTCCGATCCCTCATATTGCAGTCATAGAAGCAGGCGTTATAAAACCCCACATCAGGTGCATAGCCCCATATTATGAGGGCCAGCACACACATTTATTTTCTCAGTGCTTGCTCAATCGTATCGAGCTTCATGAATATAGCCTTGATGGTCTCTTTCATCTCTTTTAGCTCACGATCATGTGCTAATTTAGTGCCTTCATGCTGCGCTTTAAGCACAGCAATGTCAGTGTGATGGTCACTTTGACGCTGATAAATTACCCACACAAAAGCCGCCATAGGCAAGACAACCCATTGGATTACGGCGTTTACTACGTCAAAGTTAATGTCCATTACCACTTGCCTTCCCAAACCCGAAGTTTTTGAAATTCGTCACTCATCAACTTCTTTTTTATCACATCTTTGACGGCTTGGGTATCCGTCCATTGCACGCCGGCCTCTTTTAGCCAGATATTTACAAGCGCCATGTCAACGTTTCCGACGTGCTTATAGTCCGACGCAAACGCATTTGGTGCGTGCTGCCGGGCATACTCCGCATCAAGCAGCATCTGGGATGCGTCGTGCGTTTTCTTAATGATGATCTGATCGTCTGAGTTGATCGTGATCTTTTCGTCAATCTTAGTTGATAAGTTTGGCATCTGTCTTTTTCCGCGTGCGTTTTACGGGTGCTGGCTTAGGTTCTTCCTTGGGGATGTCTAGCTCTGGCAAAAGCTCAACTGCAAACCCACGGAATGCGAGGATCTTATCCACTTCAGCTTTTGGCAAATCAACGATATCGCCGTTTTTCATGATACCCTTTGAGGTTGATAGGGTGTTCAGCTTAATTCTAATTTGCATTACTTTCTCCAAAAAGTAAGGGAAAGGGGCGGTTTCCCGCCCCTTAGCATAACGCTATAACGTTATGATGTTGTGTTGTCGAAGATGCCGCCGTTGGCTGCTTCGTTTTTCGCGCACAATGTCAATTCTGTTACGACTTGACGTGTTGTGTTGTCGCCTGTTTTTGCCAACGCAACGTTTTTGGTTGGACGCAATACTGCGACTTCCCACATGTCATCTTGCATGATGAATACGTCACGAGAACGGTTCTCGCGAGATGGCATGAACTGAACTGTACCCCATGGAGTCACGTATATAGCGAGTGATTTTACTACTCGCTCATCTCCTGCTTGTACAGATGAACGTTGGTTGTTGTTGCCTGTGAAGGCCAACGCTTTGTTCATTTGGAACGCTGACAAGTAGACTGTGTCTGGCTTGCCGCCTGCTTCCCAGATGGACTGCATAACAGTGTCGAACTTTGTTTGATCGAACGCTGTCAATGCTGTGGTTTCGTCGGTACGCGCATCTGTGCCGTCGCCAGTTGGGTTTGCACCCTCGTTTGCGCCGTAAACAGTGTTTGTTACCAACCATGCTGGTGCGCCTGCCAATTCACGGGCAGTCGATGAGTTGCCAGCAACGCGAGCGTTGTTGTCAAACAGAGCCTTTTCAATATCCATCAGTTAGTGAGTAGCTCTTTATCTACTCTCTCCAACTTTCGTTGGAGTGTCGGACTATATCTTCATCCCAGTAGGATGTCGCGCACTCGTGGGCCTTTACTGACTGTTCTAGTCTCCATGGCCTAGTCTCTGAACCTTACCACCGTCCCCGATGGTCTTGGCTGCTGATTAGCATGACGGTTGCTCTTTTTCCGCTTTAGCCTTCCAGCAATTCACGCGATTATCTCTCATAGGTTGCCCTATGGAGGCTCAATGCAACTTAAGCTTTTGCTCTTTAGCTATCTTTAAGGTCTGGTATGCAATCTCCTTTGCGCGACCTGCTTTATCCAAACCTTCGTCTGTGTCAGGAACTACAACCGCATTTTTAAAAATTTGAGTGTAGTTACCTAAGCGTGTGGTGGATGTGCGTGCATTCGCTGTGGTTGCATCGCCTTCAATGTGTGCGTTTGCAGCAGATGCGCGTAGCGAATCTGTTTGCCACTCATGGTAGGTGTTGCGTGCAGTTGCTTTGCCAGATTTTGTGAAAAATGGCGTTTCTTCTGGCGAGATCATGGTGATGTAATCTGCCAAGTCCTCACGGATACCTACGGCATCGTATGAGTCAAAAGTGTTGGTTGGTTGTGCCATTGGATAGGCTCCTTATACTAAAGTTTAGGGTTTACGAGAAACGCCGCCATTGCGCTCATGTCACCACGGGCGAATACTTGTTTCTCCTGCTTTTTGCGAGTTGCAGCCCCACCGTCCTGTGGCTTTTTAGTACCAGCTTTGATCATGGGTTTGGCAGTAACTGCCTTTTTGTCCACGTTTTTGCGGTTCTCCATAGCCTTGCGATAGCGAATAGCATCACGCAAAACCTCAAGTTCAACCGCAGTTTTCACATTACCAAGCATCTCTTGAGACACTCCGTAATATTGCTGCGCACCAGTAGAAATATCCTGTACGAACTTTGCCGACTTATTAGGGTCAGCAATCTCTGGGATACGCTCTTGTAGCAGTCGCATTTGCTGATTGCGGAATGCAGCATCTTGCTGTGCCTTCATCTGCTGTGCCACTGCCATCTTCTGGTTAAACTCCTGCACCTCACGATTATACGCTTTCTCTAGCTGCATATAGCCGATTGGGTCAGTCTCCAATAAATCCTCAGATGGAGGAGTTGGTGGAGTTAAGCCGCCTTGTTGTAGCTGGTTAAAATAGTCCAGAACAGCTTGTTGCTGCTGAGCTAACTGCGCCTCACGCTCTTGAAGCTGTTTTGCAGCCTCAGCGTTCTCACGCATTTTTTGCTGAATATAGCCCTGACCCGCAGCAGATTGCTTTAGTTGCGAAAGGGTCCAGCGCTCTTGCTTGCCATCAATTGTAACGTCAAACAAGGACTCGCTGTCATCATCAACGGCCTCTACATCGTCAGTATATTCAGTTGCATCTTCTATATCAATGTCGTCAGATGCTTCGACATCATCCTCATATTCTTCACCGTCATCAGATAGTTGGTGTTCAGCGTCCTGATTTTCATCAACTACTTCTTCTTGTGCGTCACTTGGATTCAAGAGGGATGGATCAAGCAGTCCCTCAACTGCATTTTCTAAGCTAGTCGTATTCACGGTCCTAGTTCCTTTGTTTGCGATCTAACATAGTTTCAGCAGCTATTGCTGCGTTTAACTGCATTTCGATCTGGTCCAATGCACGCAAAACTGCGTGCGCTTCTTCACGGCTGTCGATATCTTCAGCCGCGCTATTCATGAATATGCTGATCTGCAATTCACGAACACTCTGTACGAACTGCTTAAATGCAGTGTCGTTTCTTAACCGTTTGGCTTCATCAGCCTGTATGCGAATACTTGTTGTCATTGTTGACCTGTCATTAAGTTCATCATTGCTGCGTTATGCTCACGCTCACGATCTTGCTCAGCTTTGATGCGTGCGGTGTCCACAGTTGCGCCATATTGACCGTAAATCTTGGCCGCATCAACCATCAAGTCTTGCGCCATCTGGTCACGATACAAGTCGTCATTCATGCCCATCTCGTGCATCTTACGTTGATGCTCAAGCTGCGCCTTAGTCATATCAACTTGCGCCTTAGTTTGTGCCTTCATCGCTTCAGTCTGCATAAGCATTTGCGTTGGGTCTGGCATTGGTGGCTGCATTTGCGCTGCTTGCTGCTGCTGAATCAGCATTTGTTGCTCAATCTCTGGTGTCATTGGCGCAAAATAACGTTCCGCGTTACGAATGCCAGACGCCGCAAGAATGTCAGCCAATGAGTTGCGAATGTTGGTCAGCGAAACAACGCCGTTCATTGGGCCGTATTGTGCATATACTTGCTGCTGAACTTGGAAGATTTGCTGTAAAGCCATCATCTTTTCTTCTTCACGGCCAGTGCCAAGCCCGACGTTGATACTCACATCCATGTCAACTTTCCAAACGCGCGGATCGACCTGAACGAACTGGCCATTCATCTGCATCATTTGTTCTTCGTCTGTGTGCTTAATTGCCGTGCGCAGCATGATGCCGAAAAGGTCACGCATACCTACAGCCAAGTTGCGCACCATAACCTCAACCTGACCTGCAGCGGCTTGGATTGTCGCTTGGACAGCGGCCTTTGTCGTTGACTGCATTGCGTCTGGATCAAGGCCCATAGAAGCGCGAGAAACGCCTGTTTTTTGCTCTACAAGCTGATCCATATAGGTCAACGCGCTAAGTGTTTGCCCAGCAGTAAATGGGATGTCTAGTGGCTGCACAGAACCAGCTTGGCGCATACGGACAATTGCACCGATCTCATTGTTCATAACATCGTCAATATTAACCGCACCATCAACAATACCAATGCGAGGGTTATTGGTCATGGCAACGTTGTCCAAAATGCCGCGCAGGATAGATGTGCTTGCGTCTTGGTCATCCATAACAATCTCAGCCAAGCTGCGCCCATAGAATGTGTGCGGCTCTGGATCAACCTCAAACACAGCAAATGGAATTTCATCGCATGGCATAAAATCTAATAGCTTATACGTTGTGCCGCCGCAGATAAAACGGTGAAGCGCGGGAATGCCCGTGCCATCCACATCAATTCGCATGTACGCTTCAGTTATAGTCACCAAGCGCATTGATGGATCACCCTCTTGATCATCATATGAATCTTGTGAGTAACCGCGACGAACAAAATCTTCCTCGTTCGCCATTGACGACGCACCAAAGTTTGACCCAAGGCCGACGACTTCCTCAAAGTCAAAACCCATAGCAACCAAATCGCCGACACGCATTTCAGTACGCTGCGCAACAACGTAAGCGTCGTCGATGTTTTTCGCTTGTGCATCAACAAAGAAATCTTCTGGCGCAACGCTTTCGATCTTTAGGCGACCCTCTGGCATTCTGCGGCTAATCTTCAAAGAATGCTCTGGCATTTCCATTTCCATGCCAAAGTCATCCATGGACATGCTTGTTTCTACGCCATGCTCCAAGATGGTGACATCATCATCAGATGCAATCAGGGTGTATTCTTCGTCTGTTAGGTGATCAAACGTGAAGATTTCAGAGCGTTCGCTTTCTTCCCAATATGCCTTAACAATGCCGTTTTTCTTGATAAGCGCATCATGAAATGCGTCATTCAAAACACGGTAACCGTTATTCTTATTGAAGATGTAGTGCATATAGTTGGTGGCTTGCTCAGCCATTGCCACATCTTCTGGGCCTTTTGGAGTGTATTCTACAGGCTTGCTAGTAGACATAAACACACGCATCAAGCTTGGCTTAACCGCACGAATGGTGTCGCGCACTTTGGTTGCCACAACCTTGCTGCGACCTTCCTCGTGGCCAATATCGACCTCGCCATCAAAATACCGCTGCGCTTTGACGCGCTGCTGCGAAACCTCGCTCTCGGCAAAGTCTACAGCCTGAGCAATCGCATCACGGACAATGCCTTCAATTTCGCTTTTTGTCTTTTCTTTTGGCTGCATATTATTGCTCCTGTCCAGCTTGTAGACCTAAGAAGATGCGTAGTTCGCGTTCAAAAATCTTTCTATTTTTTGTTGGCACGCCAGAAATAAGTGCTTCTTTTAGGGCTTCAACTGATTTAACGGCCATACGGTCTGATGCTATTTTTGACCCAATACCAGCAGCCGTGCCAAACGCAAGTGATGGGTTGGACACAACCGCTGCGATATTCAATGCTGCCATTAATCCATTACCAGATGGAGACAGTTTACCAATAAGTCGTAATGCGTTTTCTGGAAGCGTACCATCAACAAATTTACGCATCATTTCGAGTTCATCAGTATCAAACTGTGCCCTCTTTGACTTACTTTTCAATATGTTGCCTGCTGCGCGACGATAGTTGTTTACAATGTTTCCACCAGAGCCAGAAACAGCAGCATTAATCTCTGCTGCGTTCATCACCTCATCAAAAAGTTCAATCTTTTTGTATCTGCGAAAATCAGTACGCGCCTTTTGCAAAAGCGTTCCAGCGTCTCCGCTTGCTGTAACTGGCGCGTTCATAATTGCATCATCCAGCTTGTCGCGCATCAAGCCAACACGAGGGTCGTATCTACTTTGCTTATACAGTGTGGCCAAGCCAGAACGCAGCTTATCAACTTCCGCTAAATTCATCTGCTTGCCAGCATGTTTAGCAATAGCTTTTCTTGTTGCGTCAACATATTCGCTACCAGCAGCGGCCAGATCGGTCGCGATGAATAAATCATCATTAGCAATAGCCGTATCAATGTCTGTCACGACATCATCCATATTCACATATGCTTTACCGCCAGCATCCTCAAACGCTTTATAAGATGTATTTTTAGCGTCCCTAGCGGTTTCAACTGCTGGCTTTTGAATTGCACGTTTTTGAGTCAACTGAACTGTTTTGTTTTTTATACCAGTCAGTCCAGAAGCAATAGAAGGCCCAGCAAATGCACCAACAATTCTTGCTGCTGGCTCAAGTTCTGTCCCCTCTGCCATTTGGCCAAACGCTTCGCTGCCAGCCCCAGAAAGGGCTGCAGCTTTTTGAGCCTCTTTTGTTAGGCCAGTTTTAGCAATGCCCTCACCAAGCTTTTTTGCGCCAGCCTTAGCCAAGCCTTTTCCTGCCGCGCCAAATACGCCAGCGCCACCCATAAACTCGCCAATAGTTCCAGCATATTCTGCGGCGGTGCTTTCACCTTGACGGTAAAGACCTTGCGGGTCGGCACCAACTGCGCCAGCAATACCTCTATATGCAGCGTCAAGGCCGCGACCAGTTGCAGTATCTAGGATTGGTCTAACTTGCTCTGCGCCTGTAGCTAGATCATATCCAGCACCAACCGCACGCGCAGCCATCTCTGGCAACTCAAGCGTACCCTTAATACCGCGCAAAAGCCCAGCAGATGCAGTCCCTAAGAAGTCACCAATGTACTCGCCAATGGTGTCAACCTCACCGTCACCAATAAAGTTTTCTTTCAGTGAGCCAAGCTTTAGGCCACCTTTTTCTTCTTTTGGTTGGGGTTCTTCAGGTTGCGCGTCACCTTGCGCAACGCCAAGTTGTTGCTTAACAACCCGCTGGATTACAGCAGGGTCTGTTCCATCTGGAAACTCAAGGACTGTTCCGTCTGGCAATTCAGCTTCGATCATTATTCCACCACGTTACCTTGGCTGTCGAATTTTAATCGTTTAGGGTTCGAACCGCCACCGCTTCTACCTTCATTAAATCTTTTTAAGCCCTCTTCTGAGCCGTGAACAATTTGCAAAAGGGTGAGTTCGTAATCGTCAAGCTGCTGCTTAAACACTTCAGGCTTAGACATTGGATCGAGTAGGCCAGCTTTTGCGGCAAGCATTGCATTTTCTTGGTTTGTTACGTTACCGAGTGCGCCACCTGTTGGGCTTTCTTGGCGCATGGCGTTAAGTGTTTCAATTGTAGCCTGAGCCTGAAGCGACCTGACGTGACCAGCAAGCGCCCTAGCATCTGTTGTCGGGAGACCTTGAAGTAGGAACGCGCCAGCGCCAGTTGACCAGTTCCCTATTAATTCCCTTGCTTTTTGAGCTTCTCTTAAAATTGTATTCGTCATAGTCTCGCGGGTTTCCGCGCGACTTTCTTTTTTTTGAGCCGCTTCTTGCGCCTTTTGATAGGCGGGACTTCCTTTTATTGGCTCATATGTGTATTCAACACTGCCATCATCAAGCGTTTTAGTCACCAATTTATAGCCCTCTGGGATTTGTCCCATTTGAGGGTCTCTTTTTAATCTATCCTTAAAGTCGATATATGATCCAGTGTAGCCTTGGGATAATGCTAACTTATATTCCTGAATAGCCGTAGCATCTTTTGGGTTTTGAGACGCCAAGTCTGCCTCATATGCAGCAAGGTCTTTTTGGTTTTGAAATGTTATCCCTTGCTTATTTATATCAGCCTGAGTGCGCATCCCAAACATTTCCTTCTGGAATGCTCGATCCTCAGCCGTAGCAGCCTTCTGCGCCTCAAGTGAACGCGCTGCCGCTTGCTCTTGCGTATATGTGCTAAATGCGTCACGGCCAGATATGGCGCGATCTCTAACAAGCTGTGCTAGATCGTTACGACCAATGCTCTCAAAGTAAGCAGCAGTTTTATTTGCTGAACGTAATTGTTCTTTTTGCTTTTGATATTCGGCTAGTTGCCCAGCAGCATTTTGATCTCGCGCTGTTGGCAGAATCAAGGCGTTTAGGCCAGAGGCTAAGCCAAGCAAAGCGCCCTTTGCGTCAAAGCCCTGTTCTTCCTGTTGCTTATTCATAGGCATGTTTGAACCCTTTGTCGATATTCTTGGTGAAGACCCAAGTATTGACGAAACATAATTTTGTGTCTCAGCGATGTTTGGAATGGCGTTAGCTTTCGCAACCCGCGTTGGTCCTGCATTATATGCAGCTAAAGCTAAATCAGTACGACCGAATCTGTCCATTTGCTGACGCATATAACGCGCTGCGCCCTCAAGGTTTTGCTCTGGATCAGTCGGGTCTACACCAAGTTCACGCGCTGTATTCGGCATTAGCTGACCAAGACCAATGGCCCCAGCAGAACTAACTGCTTTTGGGTTAAAGCCACTTTCTTGGTTTATCTGACGCAAAAACAAATCAGGGTCTAGCCCATACTTTAATGCTTTCTGATATGCTAATTGCCGATAATCCATTTACTAGAAGCCTTTGCCCTGCATTATGCTGCCAGCCGTTTGTGCGCCCATTTGCATATAATTGAACAACCCTGGGTTGAACGATGATGTCTGGCCCTGCATTGCTGGTGCGCCATAGATCGCTGCAAGTAATGGTTGCATGGATGTTTGCGGTGCGTTTGCGTAGCCCATGTATTGGCCTTTAGCTGCATCAATCATTGCTTGCATTGCTGCTTGCTGTTGTGCGCCTTGCTGCATTTGCTGTTGCTGAATGGCTTGGCCATAGCCAAATGATTGCTGACCTAAACCTGCCAATTGACCCGCTGCGCCTAGCTGACGCTGTAAGTCTGCTTGTGACGCGCCGAGGGCAGTATTAAAGCCTTGCTGACGCATTTGCGCTGCAGTGTTAGCCATTTGCTGCGCGTAGCTTTTACCCATCTCACCCTGAGCGATGCCGTGGCGTGATCCACCAAAGGCACCTGCCGCTTGAGCCTGTGCGCCAAGTTGATTGAAGCCCATCTGAGCCTGACGCCCGACATCGGCTAGTGACTGCTGCACAACTTGTGTCTCGTATGGGTTTGCGTATGCACCCATTCCACCCGCTGCAGTTTGGTTCATTCCCATCGCGGTACGACCCATGGCTGCTTGCTGTGCGCCAGCCGCCTGTTGGTATGGATTTGCTGCTGCTTGCGTTGCCGCTGGATTTGCTCCACCTGCCATCTTATTTACCTCCACCACTGCCTTGCATTTCAAGTGCATACGGCTGGTTGCTTATTGCGCGAGACCCTACCGCGCCTGTTACTGGGTCAATACCGAAACTTGCAAGGTATTGCGCTTGCGCTGGTGCGTTTGCTGCAAGCGCCGCCTTTGATTGCTCGTAAATTGGTGCAGATGAATATCCCTGAACGCCACCAGCAAATGTTTGCGCTTGCGGCATGTACGCTTGGCCACCAGTTGTTGGCATACCAAATGCACCTGCCATCAGGTCAGTGCCTTGGAATGACGCTTGCTGCAATGGGCTAAATGCCGCCACGTCTGGACCATAATAAGGCACATACCCAACTTGGGATACGTCCTTCGCCATATTCAGCCCTTGCTGATAGGCTTGCTCTTGCCACTTTGGAAGCGTTGCTTCGGTACTTTGTTCGCCACCCTTGGCCATATTAAATTTCCTTCTTAAAGGACGCTAGTTGGAACTCCCAACCCAGCGGTTCTAATGGTTTTTTCCACCCTAGTCTACCTGACATTGTGGCCGCAGTACAGCCATGTTCTTTTGCCCATGCTGTCACTGCCTCATCCATATCAAGTATCTGATCCAACTCGCCACCAGCCAAAAAGATGTTAATAACCTTCTTCTTAGGGTATACCACGATTTCTGTGACAATGCACCCCCTGTCGGCTGGCCATAATTGCATACGACAATTTGCGATATTCTCAACGATATCATCAAAATCGTGCGTACCGCCAGAATACTCTAACGCCGCCTCAATCCATGAACGGCAACGTTCAAGATCGTCAGATAATAATACGTCTTTAGCCATGAAGCCTCGTTATACTAATCGTTGAAGCGGGGGCTGAAGGCGCAAATGCAGTCGCCGCCGCCGCTGTGAGATATCCGCTTGTGCTGTCCACAGCCCACATCGCCTCCAAGTAATCACCCGCAGTAATATTGAAGATTGCGGAGCGTGACGTAACAAACGTTGACCCGTTGTTGTGCAAGCTGTTTTTCATCGTTGAGCCAGTGATGTCTGTGCCATTGATGCGTGGCCAAAACCAGAACGTCACGGAGCTTGATGACGTTGAAATGATCTGCGCGGAAAACGAGATCATGTATTCGCCGCTTTCTGCAAAGACCAATCGCGACGCAGGCGTACCGTTCGTGATGCCCTCGGCGACGATTGGAGTGTACGTTAAAGCGTACGCCGTGTTTGGCGCCGCCGCCGTGACATCCGACGCGATGCCGCCAGAGTAATTGCCATCCTCAAGAACAACTTGTACCCACTCGCCGTTTTTACTGACGACAGGATACTGGTTCACGTCGTCCCACAGCAATATGCCGTTTTCTGATGGGTTGTCTGTAGACGTCTTGAAGAACAGCTTCGTCAAATTGCGCTGCAAAAAGTTTGTAAGCTGCCGACCCCATTGCCCAAGGTCTGGCCCGATCTGTGGAAGTAGCGGCGCACCCATTAGCGCGTACCCGCAGGTTTTACGTCAACGCGCATAATTCCAACTTTCCAATCGGTCAATCGATCACCCGTGACGCGCATTCTGAATTGACGCCCAGAGAAACGCACAGATGTCGGGTTGGACGGATTGTATGGCCCGTGAACCACTTCTGCCTCGTTTGGATAGAACCGCGTCTTGAACGTCAGGTCAACGTCACCCTGAGTGTTTTCATCTGGGATTATCTTTGTCACGCGCATTGTTTGCTCGCCGACGCCAATCGATATTGGCCCCGTTTCGGCATATACGCTCTCGCCCTCGTAGTTGTTCCCGATTTCGTGATCCATAAGATCGCCGCCAGATTTAGCCATGATTGGCTGCTTGAAAACGCCACGACTAATGCCTGATGTTCGCGCAAGCGACCCAATAAGCCAGTGGTTTTCTTTGTAATCAAACGCAACGTAGCGGTCAATTTCCGTGCTATTCTCCGACGGATAGAACCACCAAATCTCGCCAAATTGAGAATTATTAAACGCCCAAATCTTAGATTGCTGAGATGAGTTCAAGTCGCCGAAAATCTTGTCATTTACTGGGCAGTCAACTTCTTGAACGCTGTTGCCCGTATATGTGAAGAACCCACGCTGCCCCATCCAGAATACGTTTCCAGACACAGCCGCAGCTGACATGCGCGAAATTGCCCCGCATCCAGAGCCAACTTTCTGCACGTTAAATACAAATGGTGGGCCAGAATATGTGAAGCTGTGGGCGTCTAGGTCTGTAATAACCAACGTCTGGCCGCGAGCCTGAATGCCCTGCATGATTTGGCCAGATGTTTGCAACTCAATGTCACCCGCTTGGTTTGTCGCCGCAGGTGTCCACAAAGTATTGTTTTCCTGATCGCACCACTGCACCTTGCGTGGGTTGTTTCCTGCGCCTAGCGCAAGCAGGAAACGCTCCTCTGTTACGACTAGCCCAAGGTTGCCAGTTGGAGCATTGGCGATTGCAGCCGCCTTTACGCCTGTGTCTAACTGCCACTCAAGTAGTCGTCCATCCTCTGTGGAACAAGCAACAAGATACTCGCCCCAGTTGTCTAATGACCAGCTAGTCGCCTCAGAATAGTTGCCCGTATCGGGGCGTGGCGCACCGTAAAAGCCAGTGCCGAAAAAGCTGTTGCCGTATCCAGTCCGAACCGTGGCGTCCTCGATGCCAGCGACAAGATCAGTCGGTGCGATATCTGTTGTCGCGCCAGAAGCAGTGGCAACTTTTAACTCATTGTACGAACCGCCAGCAATCCACGCCGTGCCATTCAACGCTTCCCACGAGTGCATCCCGCGAAGTGGGTTTGTTGAGAACGCAGATATGCGATCACGCCACCCATTGACTGGGCGCAGCGATCCGCTTTGCCACCGCACAAGCGATCCGTCTAACCAAGCGTTTGAGTTTTCGTATTCAGTGCCGTTTGCGCGGAACCCTGCGGGGATTTGGAGTGGGATTAATGTCATGCCACTGATCCATAAATTGTGCCGTTGTTCGTCATTGACGCAATGGCGGTTCCTGAGATGGCCGCGCCACCTGCGCCACCACCATAATAAGCACTGCCGCCAGATGCGCCCCAGCCGCCACCGCCGCCGCCTGCGCCAGATGAGCCATTGCCGCCAGAGCCATTTGCGGAGCCGCCTGCGCCACCTTCAAGTAAGTTGTATGGCCCAATGTAACCATTGTACCCGCCTGAGCCGCCAGAGCCAGCAAGGATGCGCCCACCGCCGCCGCCGCCTGATGAGCTATCATAGTTGTCGTCAGACTTATCAACCCAACCAGCACCACCGCCACCTGCGCCGCCACCGCCGCCAGCATAAATGGAAGCCTCGTAATAATTTCCATTGGCACCAGATGCCCCAATGCTGCCACCCGCACCGCC